TGCGCATCCCCAGTCGACCATAGTTTTTGCACAATGAAGCCATTCCGTCCAGGTAGATCCTTGCGGGCACATTGCACGTTTCTTAATCGGAATAAAGTCAAGCGCTTCTCCGGTGCGAGCCAACGTTTCATCACAATCATCCAACACGTCGGGTAACACGATTTCATCTGCGCCAATGTCGTCGGCCGCTTTCAATATCTGCGTGAGTTTTACAGAAGCGCCCAACTCTGCGGCACCATTATCAATCATGATAAAATGACCTCGAGCGTGTGCATTTCGGTAAAACGTACGATATTCAAAGTCGTCGCAATACTGCGAAAGCACAAAATGATATCCCAAATTAAACTCTCTCACAAGAGAAAGTCCGGCGGGGGGAGTAATTACAGCATATTTCATTTGTCCTCTTTTTCTACGTCAGATTTTGTTTTTGTTAGCGATTCAACCACAAGAGTAGCGTATCCCGCAATATCGCGCCAATGATCCACGCGCCTGGGCGTTGTTAGAATACGTGCAAGCTTATTTAAGATCATCACCCAGGGAATAAACATTGACGGGACATTCACAATAAGAGGCGGTAAATAATCCACAACAGGCTTGACCATCTGGCCTGTAAGCTTCCAAGCCTCACCATACTTTTTGTCGCGCCTTTCGAGTAAATCAGACATTGCCACCCACCCAGTAAGTTGCCGATGAGTTGTCGGTATCATGAACAGTTACCGTAACATCACCAAAAATTAGCTCACCTATATTTGTGGCTATGTATTCCGCAAGATGCTCAGGGGATGTTGTAGATACACCTAATACCCACCCGTCACCACGGTCGACTGCAATATTTATGTAAGGGTTTTTCATTCGGATATTTTCCGTTGAAATTAAAAACTTACCCGCAAGGCGGTCTAATACAGGCTGCACGACCGAGTCGAGCAATACGCAATCTAAAACCATTTGTTGACTGTCTTGCTCCTGTTCAAGGTCAACTTCAACAGTCACCACATAATTGTGTCCATGTAAGTGACCGCATTTAGAGTGTCCTTCCAACATATGGGCTGCACTAAATTCGTACTTTTTTGTTACTGTAATCATATTTCTCCTATCTATAACATTTGTGTTCTAAATTCCTCGATACTTTTGAACCGAGGTGGATACATTACGTCATTTAAGACCAATCGCCAATCTAGCCAATGATGTTCCGGTAAATCAGGCATTTTTTCGGTGTTCCGGATAACACGATCAATCCATTTTGTTGACCCAGCCCACCGAAGTGTTTTACTTGTGATGGTACGAGTTTCCCAGGGACATTTTAATCCCGCTTTTTTAAGGAGATCGTATCCGTTAAGCACAATTCGTTTAGCATCAACGGGTGATATTTCTTTTCGTGCAAACCTGCCCACGGTTCTTCCAATATGAATAAACGCATGGCAATCACTGCACAATGATACTGTTTCAATGTATGTCATGCGGGCACGTGTAAAATCTATATCATACGCCTCATGAGCCTCCAACGGTCCAGGACCACCACATGCCCAGCATCTCATATTGTTGGCTTCATATGCGGCGCGTCGTGTCGTATCCCACCACTCTTGACCTAAAATATGGCGTGGAGTCAATCCAAACAACGGGCGCGGAATCGTATGATGCCGAAGCAATTCAGGCCGTGTGAATCTTGGCGTATCTACCGCTATGAAATCAATATGGGGCATTAAAACCTCGTTTCAGTAAGGAGCAACGTAGCAACAGAAGGAGAGGGCATTTTCGACAAGTTGTCATTCAAGCCATCCTTGGCCACTACGAAGCTCCTCATGTATAATGAGATGGCAGTTTGCGCATAAAACATCGCACTTTGCGATTTCTGCTTCAACCTTTTCGAGGCTGCTCGTAATAAGCTGGTAACTGGTTAGTTCTTTCTCGCTGGGATTGCGATGATGAAACTGAAGCACTATTGGATTTTTTTCGCCACATCGCATACATCCTTGTTCAGCTTTTATTTCACGTAATACCTGTAAACGCGTATTGGCATATTTCGCAGACGCTGCGCGAGCAATCTGCTTACCTTGCTCTGTTTCGTAATATTTTTTACTAGCGCTTCGTTGCCACGCTTCTGTTATCATCTAAAACCTCACTATAAATACACGGTCATTAATTTGAGTCGGGATATCGAGTCCAGCTTCAGCAGCCTGGGCTAAATTGATTCCATACATCCACGCATCGCTTATGACTTGCGGAGAGACCGAATACGGTGCTTCTTTTAGCTGCGCTTTAATTGCTTCCCGCTCAAGTGCTCCACGGCCGCTTCTGCGCCTGGATGATACCCACCAAGAATGCGCGGGTGTTAATTGAAACCACAAAACACTTGCTTCTTTATCATACGCAGTGTTGAAATAAGTAGTTCCTTGTGCTACGGCATTTACAATATCTTCGACCATGGTATCTGCCAAAGTAGTAGCTCTTCCCGCTTCCATATTATATACAGATGCTATGCTTTGCAGCAGCACACGGGGACTAGGAGCTTCTGAATCCGTAATACGACACCACAACATAATCCCCAAGTATGCCACAATATGATTGTTGCGCACACGATCTGGGAGACTGCCAGGAAAGGCCTCGAAAATTTTCGCTCGGGCTTCAGCGAGCATTGCCGGGAGGTCGGGCATTAGGTTCAGCACCCGAGTATAGTAATGCCCTGCGAACCCTTCCGGCAACTTATCTCGTAATTCTTGGAACACTGTATACGCATCGGAACCCTCAGCGATTGTGCCAGGATGTAAGTGAGCTACAACAATACGTTCTCGAGCCGCGGGGTCGGTAATGAGGTCTTCACCGTCTATCGAGAAAGGAGCAGACAACGGGTAATCGACAGTTGTTTGATCTCCCCGACCCCGCGGGTCATGTCCTGTATCGTACGCTAGCAAAACAGTCCGTAGTAATTTCTCCACAAATTCGTAACGGAATTCACTAAAAGCAATAGGAACAGCGTTCGAAGATCCCAACAAGGCCAGTGTTACAAACTTCGTAGTACCGGCATCGTATGTTTTTGGATCAGTCTGCCCAAAGAGTTTTAAGAATACCCGTTGAATAATGGTGGTCTTACCAGAGCCCTTAGTGCCCGCTACATTTAGAATCGGAAACCTGTAATGGTTTAATTCAAACCACGGCTTTAGACAAGCCGCCGAATACCATCCGATCATCGGCCAAATTGTTTCGTCCTCGTTTAGTTGCGGCAACATCTTGCCTAACCATTTGACTTGATCTGGCACAACAGTATTTTGTAAATTCAATTCCGGGTGCTCTTTACGCGAGGGCAACCAACAGACTGGTCCACTATATCCCTCGAACATTTCAGCCGCAGTGAGCACTTGCTTATCGCCAAGAAATATCCATTCGCCTCGAATATTGTGTAACCCCAGCACACTTGTGGCTCCGACTTTAGGTAAACCGGCCACACGTAATTGTTCTAACAAGAACGGCAAAAGCTGACGCAGATCATCATCGCGACCCAACCATTGCCAAGCCGCCACCGGTGCTTCTGTGTCGAACCGGCGCACCGACGTAAATGCACTACGAGTAAATACTTTGTTCTCCCACACATACCCCGCGGCTGTGACGTCGCACACAAGCGCATCCTCGGCATCGAACTGCGAACCGTCAAGAAGCACTTTGGGAGTTATTAAAAAGGTACTTAAACGTCTTGCACCGCGTTTTCCAACCAGAATATACCCCTCAGCATCTTGGGCAAATTTATACCCGGGCTCTGTCTCAGGATCAGCCGAAACCGTTTCACGAGCCTTTTCCAACGTCTGTGCGAGATAGTGTGCATTCTCAGTACATTTATCGCCACAAGGTTGATTCGCAAAAATGCAATGTATCATTTCATCTGTGGCGCCCGCTTGGATCAGTTTCGTTATAATCGCCCAATCTCGTTCGCTACGTGAGCGATATCCGCGGCTATCTCCTGTGCGTATCTTGTGTCGTGTTTTACTGTCTAATTTTGATAAGATTTGAATATCTTTCACGCCATATCTTAGTTCCGGATGGAATGATTGTAGTAGTACAGGAACCGGCGGGTCATATTTCAAATTTAATGTGCCGGGTATTCGCAATACGCGATTAGCATTCCAGGCACCTTTATCAGCGGTGGGCACATCTTCCACTAAAAGTTTGTTCAGATCTTCGATTTCTTGCGTGCTAAGTAGCGGATCCGTTAGAAACCAGTACAAATGATATCCTCGGCCACTTGCTACTATTGCTGAGGGCGGTATTGTGCACAAAGGTTTCTGAGGATCGTCGGCATCCACCCACAGGGCTGCCGTTCCTAAGACGTTGTTTTTCGTTGATCCTTTACTACTGCGCATCGCAGGACCAAAAAAGACATTTTGATCCGGCGGAATCAAAATGTCCTCGTCATGTGAATAATATTTCACCTGAGATTCGGCGGGGTGACCTGTGGCCACCGCCATCAACCCGCCGAATCTAAACGTCTGCAAGAAATCCGCGTGACGAACTAAATAGGACTGAGCAACCATTTATAATTACCTTGCAGCAACTACCGCGACTTTTTTGACGCGGTTACGAGCTGCATAAGGTTCGCCTGATTCATCAATGCCGTTACCGGGTTGAATGTCGACGGTAATTTTGGCGGTACGACCAACGAGATCTTCTGGCTTGACTTCCCCACGAAAATCGGCGGGAAATCCCAAACCCTGTAAGGTGGCTTTGACGCGGAACAGCGCTTTCTCAGTAAAGGTTAAAGTGTCGAAAATAACGCGGCCATCTTGCTTACCGCCTTCAACCTTCCACTGAATATCGATTTTTTCGTTGCCGGCTTTAGAAACGCCTAATTCGGCTTTAACGATTGTTGCAGTATAAACACCTGCGGGTAATGGCTCAAGGCCTTGTACTTTTGCGAAGTTAATTGCGGGCATATAGTATCTCCTGTGTTGTGTGTTTGGTGGTTAGGGTGTAGGTAGGTTGCTCAGTCCTATTAAATCCGCCACTTTAGCCATTGTTGGATTGATGATATGCGTAACGCCGCAATCGTACTGATCTTTGGCATAGGTACGCTTTGTTTCCACTAACTGACCCACATTGTAGGTATCGTCATTGAAGATTTGATCGTCAGCCTTTAATTCGGGATCCACACGTAACTTAACTGAGAGACGCATTACCATGTAAGCGTATCCGCAAAGCTCATTTCCCGACTGACCCCAGAATAGCGGTGAGTTACGAACGATCATTGACTCATCTTGTTTGTTGGCTTCAAGACCCGTGATAATAACATTGATACCAAGACTAGCCAAGTTGAAATAATGAATAGACCAGTTCAGCATAGTACCCAATAACTGACCAAAACCTTGACGCGACATCGCAGTAGTCAAGTCACCTGGTCCTGCAACTGAATTACCGGAAATCTTCCGCATAATGAACCGCTGTACTTCAGTTGCGCCGTCAATGATTATGGTACCGTAAGGCGGTGTGAGTCCTAAGCTTTTAGCCCAAGGACTGTGCGTCGGCTGCCCTTCGGTGAGCCACTCATACGGCTCATTAAAATCTTCCAACTTCTCGAGAGTTAGTATGTCCGGCATCTTTTCTTTGTTACGTAACGATACCGGATTACCAAAGGTCTCCAACATGAGTACGCGGCCGAAACGGCTATCCTCTGATGCAGACCCCGACAGCCATGTTTTACCACAACCAGGCTGCCCGTAGATTAGCAACTTCATTCCTTCGTTTGCTTGTTCGTATTTCTTAGTCATCGTTCATCTCCTTATCTCTTTCAAATTCGTTGATATTGGGAATTCGCTCTCGGTACTCTTCTCTAAGAAGTACCTCGTAATCACCTCCCATGCTCATGGTTAAGCATGGGCTCTTAAAATTGCAAAAATTACACTGCATCCAATTTGGCGAGGGGTATAGAACCGTTTTAGGATTTAACATCTCCATCGCAGTAGCATAGATGCCGTCCATTACAATCTTTATTTGTGCAGACGATTTATGAACTGGCCAACGTATGAAATACTTCGTCTCGTTTTCCTCAAGTTTTGCAAGAATGTCTCCATAAAACTCCTGAATAGTGTCTTCTTGCCAATCGGGATGTTGCTCAGCGATATCGGCTCGATACATGAAAGCTGTGGTATCGATTGCCGATTTGCTAAGCAGTTCGGATTGCAGTATCCGGGGATGTACAGGAATTTTCTTACGCATTACATTATATAACACACCTGCAATCGGGTGCTTAAAAATTTTCTGCGCCGCGTACATATACAGGGCGCTCTGTTCATCGTTACCCAAAGAGTCAACAAGTTGCTGAACCGATCGTGCGGTTTTCGTTTCCCAGATCCAGTATTCATCAGTGAGGGTATTGTATACAAGTCCGTCGAGACGTCCCGCAATAGTCAATTTACGAGAATTCCGTCCGGAGGGTAACGTGAACGGCACATTGAAAGGATACTCCAATTCTAAGAACTTAAGATTGCGATCTGAATACTTTTTAGTGTCCTGTGCCTGCCATGCACGATAATGATGCAGCACACCGAACGCAAGTGTTATTTGTTCTTCAAGTGTATCCTCTTCCTGTGGCCAAAGAGCGCCCTGCTCTTTCATCAAAGCTGTTTCGGCGCTTACAAAATCCACAAACGCCGCAATAATATCAACACCGTCACGATAATATCGTTCAAGTGCCTCGTGAATACCTCGACCCGTAAAAAATGGCGGATACGTAATATAAGGCTCAAGATTACGTTTAAGGGCAGAACTCCAACCCCACTTACGCCTGCATTGTCTGAATGTACGTACATCTGAAATATGAATTTCTGTGGCACTATTTTTCATTGCGCTCCCGTTGTCTGTCTGTTTTTGCTCTTCAGATTATTATTATAATACGAAGTCTAAAAAATTACAATATTCCTTTTAGGGACTTCATATCATGATTCGTGTAAAAAATAATACACCAGCTCCGTCTCAGACATTTTGTTGTTGAACGCGTCCAGGACGAGTTTATCCTCGTACGTACTCCAAAGAAAATAGATGTTCTTCGGTTCGGTAATATTAATGCGGTGTATGCGGTCGATAGCTTGAGTCATTTTAATAGTGGACCAGTGAGAATCCATAAAGATCGCGTGCTTTGCCCACTGAAAATTTAACCCCTCCCCCATTGCATCAATTGTACCCACACAAAACTTGGGATTCTCAGTTATTTCACGACGTCCTCCGATCACAATGTCGCCGCCATAAATACTGTGAACATGTTCAGCCACTGCCCTGAATCGGGTAAAGACTACTATAGGCTCATCTTCGTGATCCGCAACAAATCCTGCAAGCCAGTCCAGCTTTCCTGACCCTTCTACGCCGGTCTCTTCCAGCAGAGCAGGCCAAGTAGCTACTTGTTGCAATCGGGTAAGTAATGTCAGTGCATTACCAATAAGCAACTGAGACCCGTTTTCCAATGTGACAATAATATCCTTCTGACGTCTTATCGTGTCGTACAGTTTTTGTTGTTTTGGCAGCATGTCAACCCGCTGTTCAATAACTATCTTTTCTGGTAGCTCAGGTGCAACTTCAGCCTTAGTTCGACGCAACATGAACGGCTGTAGCAATTGCCCGAATGCTGCCGGATCCTTAGGTCCTCCCACAACATATCTCTCAAAATAACCCGCAGTCACAACCAGATGTCTTATTACAAAATTCCAGTAAGCCGGAAAATCGTCCGGCGAAATAAAGTTCAACAAAGACCACAGATCCGCAGGATTCTTTTCCATGGGTGTGCCCGTAAGACACAGACGTCGAGCCGCAGAAATCTTTTTAACCCAACCGGCTGTCTTCGTTTTTCGGTTCTTAATGCGGTGTGCCTCATCTACCACCAGGATATCAAATACAACAGAATATACCGCTTCGCGCACTAACGCAGAACTCAGATCATAGATGCTCATTAGAAAGTATCCATGCAAATCCTGAAAATTCAGCGGCATTCGGTTAACAACCGCGACAGGCACACCGGGGTCTTGCTCTTCGATTTCCAAACGCCATTGAGGCAGCAATGCTGGTGGTGCGATAATTAGCACACGAGTATGTGTCCTTACTTGCTTGCAGACCTCAATCGCGGTGAGGGTTTTACCTAAACCGCATTCGTCAGCTAAAATGAAGCCGTGTGTTCGTCTGATCGTTTCGATGGCCTGTCTTTGGAAAAGATAGGGCGTCTTCATTTCCCGTTCCATTCTCTAATGGCGTCAAGCACAGTTTTACCAATCACGCCGTACCCACAATCCTTGCAAGTTATATGCAGATATACACCAGGGTGTTTCTCATAAAATTCTTTTTCCCAACCTTCCGGAACGTGTATATCCGCTCCTCCACACTTCGGACAAGCATTGGGTTTCAACCCGTGCCTATGTCGCTTACTCATTCGTCACCCCCCCTTTCTTTACCCACCCATATGGTGCTCGCTCATAACCGAGTTCGTGCGCCAAATCTGTTTCCCAATTAGAAGGTATATAACTGCTTGGTGGTCTGCCTTGCTTACGATAAAATTCCTTTTCGGTCTCTACGCACTTCTGGCAATAATAATCTGGGTCAGGCGGTTCAGAATCACCATAACTGCCCCACCTCACACAGTAATCTGCATCATAAGATACAAATCTGCCGCATATGGCGCATCTGGGTCTCCAGAAATATTCGCTCATTCCTGCACCTCCGGCGTCCATTCATAAACAATGTCTGCCGATTTTCCACTGTGCAACCGCCATGTCGTGCCATCAAACGCCGGCACTAACCCAGCCTCCCAGAGCTTGACTGCAGATGAAAAGTCGTGTTGGTATTCGATGGCAAAAAACGTTGATATGTAAGCCACGACCGAAGCCCAGACCGAATCCCTGACCGAAGCCCCGACCGAAGCCCAGACCGAATCCCTGACCGAATCCCCGACCGAATCCCTGACCGAAGCCCCGACCAAAGCCCGAGCCGAAGCCCAAGCCGCACCCCAATCCGCACCCCAGACAGAAGCCCATGATTTCAACCAGTCAATCTGTTCGTCGGTCACGCGTTCTACTTCCGGCAACTCTAACGGATTGACAATCGGCTTGACAATCAGCGGCTCAACCACTGTCTTGAAGTCCAGCCTATTCGCCCACTTTTTAGCCGCCTCGCTATCGTCACGGTCGCTGTTTATTTGGTCAATTACAAACCTCTTCGTCAGCGGATTGAACTCATACTTGTTGCACACATCCTCGTCCAGTTTGAAGTGTGCGCAAATATGCGAGTGGGAATCCACTCCGTCGTCATCAAGGTGAGCCTTGCGATACTCCCAATCGAAGTGGTAATACTCCGCTGGGTGGTGGACTGGATCTGTTACGAAACTAAAGAATTGGCACATTATTGCACCTCCGAATCCTCTTTCCCGTACACGATTGTTTGCGTTTGTGTATCGTTAGACGACTTATCATCTTGCCGCTCTTGACGCCATCGAGCGGTAAGCTCGTAAAGTTGCTGTTGCACATTATCGCTAAGTTCCATCATTCCTCACACACCTTCCCGTACACAATAGGCGGTTCTGGAAGCGGCATCCAATGGGTGACCCACAAATCACATGAGAAGTGAGTTGACCAAAGTGATGTCTCTGGGTTATAAAATGCCGACACCACATCTTGCGTGCTTTTACTTATGTCAATTGTCAGCACAGACTCCCAATTATCCGGCAACCTCTCGCTCACCGGTATCCACCTGCGCTCAGCATCAAGCTCGGCAATGTACTTATATAGCGCATTAGCAGCGGCATTTCGCTGCTCCCAAATTTCATCCTCGTTTACGCTATGAAGCAACTCATGCGCTTTTTGGATTGGCATCCATTTTTCATCAGCCTCGATATGTGCGCTCAGCAATTCACAAAACTTTTCGTATATCCGGCTCATCTCTCACACTCCTTATTTATTTCAAGCATCGCTTGCCTTACGCTCTCTACTTGCCACAACCAGAATCCATTGTTTTGTTCTAACACGATTGACCAGTCATGTATCAGCTGGCGAAATTCATCATTGTCTTTTTCCAGCTCGGCGATGCGCTTTCGGAGTGCGTCCTCAATCGGAGTAGACACCTTTGTTACTTGGGCGAACTGGCTCCACCCACAATAAGAGCAAACGCTGGCGGTAGTTATATTCATTGACCCGCACTTCGGACAATTTGTAATTATCATCTCTCACGCTCCTTTTCCTCAAGCTCGGCAATCTTATCTTTGTACTCTGTTAGCCTTACGGCAACATCCTCCGGGCTTAAGTACTCTCCGTTGTAAAAGAAGTAACTATCTTTTTTGACCCGCGCTCGCTCATCGAGAATTTCGCCGTACTTAATTATACTATCGATCATCCAATCGTAGCCGCAAAAGCTTTTCGATTGCTTAGCGATGCCGGCAGCCTTAGCTGCGCTAACTTTTTCAACAGAAATTCTAACAGACCAGCCGTCGTCCCATTCATAAATAAATACTCGGCCTACAACGCTCGCAGGCACGACGCTATCAAGCCTTCTACGAACGAATACCTTATCCGCGCCCGACCAAGTGCCGTTCCAAGTAGGGACCTTTGCCATTGTTAGCCTAAAAACTATCATTTCTCATCCTCCTGCTTTTTTGACAAACATACATTTCACGCTCTTCACCCTCGAGCCAATTGGAACAGGTCTCAAGTTGAAACCGATACGACTCAAGTATTGGCACATCTGCGAAAGCATGGCACACGCCTACGTCGGGCTCTTCGGACGTCCTGATCCAATGTTTGCAATTCAAGCACAGGCAAATTCTTTTAATAGTGGCCATTCGTTATCGCCCAATCGCTCTCAGGACTTTCGTCAGGTTTTGAAAGATCGACATAAACGCCCTTTTGCCTGTGCGTTGCGAGGAAGTACCGCGCGTGCCTATAGGCATCTGCGGCATGTGGTTTGCCCACGAAAAAGGCCGCATGTTCAGGCAAAATTTGAACACGGCTTATTATTGCCGGTTCCTGATACACGAGATCGAAGAAATTCTTTGTGATAAAATGAAATGCTTCGATGAGGCCGATTACTTCGACCGACGGAAAAGTGGAACCCACTTGCTCCATCGCCCGACCCGGCCTCAAACGAAAGTTCTCTATGACGGTGTACTGGGGTACCGGTAGCTCCTCACGAAACGTAGCGGTGAACAAGGCCCAAAGATCCTCTTTACGACGATCCCAAGGTATTTGTCCGGCTAACACCACCTCAACAGTCTCACCTGTTCGTAACATACATACCCCTGTGGTCTTTCCCGGATCAATTCCCAAAATGAGCATGGCTCTCCTTGTCCTAATAGCAGGACAGGCCGACAATGTGCCGGCCTGTCCCTCGCTAGGTGCAGCGGTTACTTTCCGGCTGCGGCTGCTTCGGCGGCTTTCTTGGCGCGATACTCAGCCTGTTTGGCGTAGTTGTACCGGGGCTGAAGTTCGATACCGAAATCGGCCAGAGCTTCCTTTACGCCTTCCAGATCTGCGTATTTGACTTTGATGATCCAGGCCTTACCTTCGCCCTGTTTGCGGCCACCACCGGCCTTACGAGCGCGGGGGGTTTCCTTAAAGATATCCAATTCATCTTTGACGAACTGCCAGGCACCGGAATCGTCTTTCTCTCCCGGGAGGGTTTCCTCGCGAGCGAGTGTGCGAACGCGCATCTCAGAAAGTCCGAGATAAATTGAGGCGGTCCGAAGATCCATTACGTCGGGGAATACAACATTGCTTAAATCGATTTGTGATGTCATTTTGTCTCCTTATACATCTAAAGTTTGGCGGTCTTTGCTGACCCTTGTTATGCTTTAATTATAAGCATTTTCAAAGTAATTACACTATTCATATCGGGTGATTACATCGTATTACCGTTCATCGTCCTCCTCTCTACCCATGTCCTCGGGGGCATCTTCAGGAAGCCTGTTCACATCAAGCCTCACGTGATTGCGAAACCACTCAAGCGACTTTTGATGACGGAATAATTGGAACGCCACAGTCGCGTGGAACGTTATCTGCAAAAGCATGATCACGCCGATTGTACCTGAATTCGCACCGTATACACCGGTCGCAATCAATAGTAACGCAACTGCTTCGATCCAGATAATTGCCACGTAGTACGGCATTAAAACTCGTCCTCATCGGTGCCTACCCACTTATCGTATCCCCCGCGAGACCAACCGCAGCTCCCCGGGTGTGGCG